AAATTCAACGGGACGATGAACACTTTTACATGACCGATGGTATCAAAATAGTACCACGTGCAGGTTTAGAAATTTCAAACCAATGTCCATATGAGTACAAGTTGATTTTAGCCGATTGTATTGACAGGGGATGGGTAAAACCAGTAGCATATGTCAAGACTAAAGAATTGATTTGGGAAGTGTTAGAGCAATGAAAAAGATTTATTACATTAAAGAAGGACACAAATATGTTCCAGTTGCAGAATATGATAACGAACTTATGGATAGCTTTTCAAAGGGCACTCATTTGGTTATGGTTTATCCCGGAGGCACTAGTCGTAGGTTCAATATCGATCCTAACTATGCGGCTATGATTGCCGCAGGGCGTGTCGCCGAAGATGCGATATGCAAAGCTATTAGTAAAGCAAGCGAACTACGACCTCAACGAACACTTATCACTCCTGGGCAAAAGAAAGCATGGGAGAAGTTAGCTAAAGAATTAGGTGATGAACTTGCTACACTAAATGGATTGTCTATTCGTGACTGTGCCGAAGCAGGTATAAACGCCATGATGGAAGAGGCTAACCAATTAATGGAAAATCCCACTGTCAAAAAAGCATACGAACATTTCTTGTTAGTATGTGAGTTGACTAAAGAAAATAAATGAAAACAAGGGAAGAGATAATAACGTCAATGTGTTACACGTATCGTCATGATTATGGGTTAAACCGTAGTGATGACGATGCGCCATGGGTGGCTGGTATGACAGATTTTGAACGTAAAGGATTATGGCAGACAATGGCTCAAATATTTGACAACGACATTGCACCACACATGAATTCTAAAAAGAAGAAAGGTAAAAAATGATTGATTTTAGACTTAGTATTAAGAACCCATTCAAGCATTCTGAGTGGCGCGACCTTTATCAAGGTGAATGGCTGATTACAAAGAACAAAGTATTTGAGATTGGATTCTTTAATTACAGATACAATCTGTTTGAGTTTCACCTTGATCTAAACTGGTTCGGTAGTGACCATGCAGGTCCTGAACTTAACCTTAATATACTTGGTTACGAAGTGCGTATTGCATTGCATGATACTAGACATTGGAATCACGAAGAAAACAAATGGCATATATATGAGAATGGAACACACACAAATGAATGATTTAATTGCAAAACCTATTATCAAAGATCAGTTCTGGATAGTTACAGATGGTCAACAAAAAGTCGGTAACGTAATTGCTGAGGGGTCTGGATTTAACTTAAAGATCAATGGTGTTAGCAAGCATTTTGAAAACACCAATGAGCTAAAGCGTAATGCTAGAATTCAATTTCAAACGTTGAAAACAAATAGAACCAAAGCAGAATTACCTTTTGCTAACTACCCTACTAGTGGAAAAGTATTTAATTCAGTATTGGACATAAAGCGTAAATTACATCTTTATACCAAAACTGCAAAAAGTAAATGTTACTATGCGGCTGGATGGTTCGCTATCAATCAAAACGGAACGTTCGAAACAGTATTGTGCCCCAAATACATATTTGCACAGCGATATCCGTACCATGGTCCTTATAAAACTGAGGCTGAAGCGGAAAATGTGATAAATAATCTATGATACATATCAAAAGGTTTATAGATAGAGTTTCTATGGTAGAGAGTAAGCAAGGTAAAGATTTTGTTATGCCAATTATTGAAGCACGTGGTTTACGTGATGAATTGGCAAAAATACTTGTGGATCAATATCAATTAAACAGTGAGAAGAAACCAGATGAGGAACCAGTAATCAAGGTGGAAATTAAAGGCGGAAGTTTTAAATGAGTAGATCACAACCCAAGGTCTTGTTAGAATTAGTTGACAAGATAACATACAAATGCGACCAAGTCGTTGAAGCCTCTGGAATCTGGGCTGTGTTTTATGACGGACAACCAATCAATCTAAAATCACAACATTATCTGGATAACCTTTCCACCCCCAAATACAAAAAAACAAGTTTTAGTAACCCTGGTCACGCACGTAATTTATGTCGTAAGTTAAATGCACAATTTAAGACTGACAAGTTTACCGTAGTGTTTATGAACTCGGGTAGTGTGGTGTACCCCGATGACCAACAAGTCAACTAAGCAGAGAATAACAGAAGCGGTATTAGCTGAGATTCCAAAATCACATAGAATATACCACGAGCTACCCATTGAAGATGTAGTATTCAAATGGTGGCAAACTGGTAGACAAGAAGGCCTGCGTTTAACCGAAGTAGGCTTAACTGCCTTTCAACTAGCAGAGATAGAATTCTATGACTATGAATTTAAGCAAGATGGTCAAAGCTATCACAACTTTGTGATGGAACTAAACAAGAAAATAAAATGCCCATACTACATAGGGGTAAGTCAGAAAGAAAAGACCAAATCGTTCTATATAAGAATCTTTGATAGTAAAGTAGCAATGATGCTAGGTCTATACGGGAACTTACAAGATTATCTAGCGTCAGTAAAAGTAAGAAGATAAATTAATACCAATGACCTTCATTACGCATTCGTTTTATGAAGGTCAAGTAAGTGCTACATACACCATAACATCTTAAGTTTACTGTACTCAGCATTCCCCTATCTTGAATCTCGGGTAAAAATATCACACTGTTATTATTAATAGGAACAGTTCCGGGTGTGATTAGTTTACCGTTGCTTGCAGTAGCATACGGTGGAGGTGGAGTAGATGCCTCAAATATAAAATAGTTAGGATACAGATTAATTGATTGTGTTGTAAACCAGTTATATGTAGCTTGATCCTGACAATTAATCCAAAATCTATTACCTTGCAAGTAGGCGTCACTGACTTCTATCAGATCATTTGCAGTTCCTACATGAAGTTTGTTGTTGACTCTCCACACATCTACCATACAAGAAAAACCATTGTTAAACGCTGTTCCAATTTGATTGGGTGTGTTGGCTTTTTCGTAGTTTTGCCCGTCGTAGATTCCTTGATAAGATATGTATAGCATGTAGTATTTAGTAAAATGGGTAAGAACTTGTCAACGTAATAGTACTCTACCGCGTTATATATATGTAGACACAAAAATCTACGATTTCATAAACTTAAAGGAAACTTAACATGAAAAATATCGCAATCGCTCTTATCGCCTCTTTTGGTATCGCTACTGCCTTCGCTCAAGCTGCCAAGCAACCCGAAGGTATCGCTAAAACAGCTCCTGTTGCGGCTCCTGCTCCGGCAACACCAGCTGCGGCTCCTGCAAAAGCTGAAGCACCAAAGACCGAAATGAAGTTGGCTAAGAAGAAGGAGGATGCTAAGGCCGCTCCCAAAGCAGATGCCACTAAAAGTACTCCTGCCAAGACAGAAGCGGCTCCGGCAGCAACTACTAAGCCGGAAGCAAAGCCAGCCGGTAAGTGAAGTAGAGGATAGCGATAACTACGATATAGTCGAGTTAGACTTACATCGTAGTTACGTAAGACCAAAACTAGTCAAAGTTAAAAATCTTTGGGATGACGATGCTGAATTACCAGATCGTATTGTAGCAAGGTTAGCTGAGATTAGAGAGCAAGCTCTACAAAAATATCGAGAAACGTGCTATAATAAGGCATAAATAAAGTAGTTAGAGTTCTACTTAAAAACTCAACATTTAAACACACACATAGGAGATAAACATGTTTAACACAGCAACTTACGCCTTTATTGACGGCGTTTCAGACTTCAAAAAGAAATTCGTAGAACAAACAGTTCAACACGAAGGCATCAAAAATGCATTAAACGGTTTTGTTGATGCACAAGCAAAATATACTAAAGCAGCCGCAGACGCAGGAATGCAATCAGCTATGGCTTTGGGTATGATTTTCACAAGCAAAGATTTCTACACACAATTAGCTGACCAATACAAAGCAATGGTTCCAGCTTTCAATCAAAAGAAGGCTAAGTAATTATGAAACTTTTAGGAATGCTAATAGCGTTCCTAGGTTTCTCTACAGATACCTACGGAACAGCACTAGAAAAATATATAGTAGGCAGAAACCCACAAGATGTAGGCGACATAGATCGTTTGACATACGAGTTTTACCGCAAACAATCAGATTGGAGATTTCTATGAACACACTTAAACAATTTTTCAACAGCCTCTTAGAGGCAATTCGTGATATTAAAGAATACAAAGCGAGTAAACTAAAATGAACCAATGGCAACCGATGACCGACGAAGATTGGGAATGGGTTAATCATGGCACATTACCAAAACCCGTTGACATTCCAATCAACACAAAATACAATAAACACACATACACTTTTTAAGGAAATAAAATGACAGACTACACACCGAAATTACCCGAAGTTAAATTCAACAAAAACGGTTACGAAATCCGCTCAGATATTTTAGCTATGGCTAAAGACCTAGTTGGTCAAGAATATCAAATGAAATTTCATGGTTGGGAAATGAGCGCCAAGCGTGATGAAAAAACAGGTCAACTTGTATCTACAGTTGAAATGCCACAGTTCCCAGGTCTAGACAAGATCCTAGAGACTGCTGAAAAGATGTACGGATTTGTTAATCAAAGTACACAGTCTAAAAAGTAATACTGTTGTATTCAAACAACAGCCCTGCTAGTCGGGGCTTTTTTGCATCCAAAATTTGACAATAATTGGATTTGGGCTTATAATACATGTATTGAATCGATAAAAGGAACTGAAATGACTGAATTTGAATCTAAGTGCTATGGTATGTCTGAGTCTGATATCCGTACACAATACATGGAAAGCATCACTGCTAAGTTTTCTGGTCTGGAAATGGTTGTGATGGGCATCATGAGTGACTGCCAAGAAATGATGGCAATGGGCACTGGTCCTCGCTCTGTTGAATACGTTCGTAAGCAAATGAACGTTGCTAAGTTCATCCTGTCTGAAATGATGGAAGCAAAGCAAGCGGCTTGACAATAAATCGGTTTGGGTCTATAATACATACATTCACTCGAAACAAAGGACAAACAAATGGCTCGCTATCAACGCCCGATTCTGAATTTCCAAGCCGACAATGTGTGGGCGGCAAGTTGTGCGGCTCAACGCATCAACGGTGCCTACATCAAACAGGTCCCTGTTGACCAAAAGGGTGACACCAATCGTCAAATCGTTGACATGTTTCTTGGTCAACCTGATCTGATCCAACAAGCAGACCGCGACCTCGCCGAGAAGGTTCGCACGTACTACAAAGGCTTTACCTTTAAGATCCTGAAAGGTATCAAGCTAAGTGATTTTGACAACACCGCAATGGTTATCGCTAACCGTGATGTTATTGAGTCCAACTATGACCTCGCTGTCATTTGTTCTCTCCCTAGTTGCTATGAACGCGGTTCCAAGCGTGACCAACTGAACCAACGACTTGAGTTTGCTAATGGCGGCACCGTCGGTGTACCCGGCAATAAGATTCGCATTGAAGGTGCTGAGGTTATCAAGTGCAATTTTTCGCAACAATATAACACTCACTTTGTGTCCTGTATCACAAAAGAAGATCAAGTGGTCTTCTTTGCACTGCGCAAAGATGTACCGGTTGGTCAAGTTATCAACATCGAAGGTACTGTCAAGGTACATCGTGACCGTAACACTACTCAACTCAACCGTGCAAAGGTTTATTACTAAAATGCAAATTCAATTCAAACACAAATATCAAGTTACTATTGCAGACCTTTTGTGGAATGCACAAGATGAAAAGTCTGTAAAACTAATTCTGAAAACATTCGGCAAGCATGGTCAAGAAGTATATAACATGATGATTGCAGAAAACCTCGATGAAGTGACTGAAACTAATCTTGCCGAAGTGGCACTATCTAAAATTTTTACTAAGGAGTAAATATGGGACTCGATATGTATGCATACGCCGGCCGTTCCGGCCAACGTGATGAATTTTATGAGAAGGCTCAATGGAACGAAGAAACTAAAGAGTTTGATAGTCCGGTTTCTAAACCCGTTGAACTTGCGTACTGGCGCAAACACCCTTCGTTGCATGGTTGGATGGAACAACTGTGGCAAAAACGTAATCCTGATGACGTGTCCAGTTTCAATGGCATTGAACTTGAACTAACTTGGGAAGATGTTGATGACCTTGAGCAAGCGGTTCGACATGGACAGCTTCCATTCACTGAGGGGTTCTTCTTTGGCAAGCCGGCTGATAATGTTTACTACGAAGAAGACCTCAAGTTTTGTGTTGATGCTAAGGCAGAATTGTTTTTAGGCTTCAAAGTATTTTACAATTCAAGTTGGTGATTGGGGTTGACAATAAATCGGCTCGGTGCTATAATACTTGTATAGATTGATTAAAGGACACACATGTCAGCTAGTTGGATTAACAAACTGAACGAATCAGATAGCCGTCTTCACAAAGAGGACGTTCTCAAGCAGGCTCTTGAGGCTGCTACCCTTGGCAGTACCAATGCACAAGTATTTTTAGGCTTGCTCAAAGCTTGCTATAATCCCTATGTGACATTTGGTGTCAAGCAAATTCCCGACACTGTAGGTATAGTTGGCGCTGAGAACCCTTGGCAGGCATTTAATGAACTATTACTTCAATTATCTCAGCGCCAACTTACTGGTCACGCCGCACGTGATGCCATTCTAGAAATTGCAGAACGGTTTAACAGTGATGAATGGAATACATTCTGTGCCCCTGTACTGCGCCGCGACATGCGGGCAGGTATCTCGTCAACTACTATCAATAAAATCTGTAAAAAGACAGACTACGAAATTCCCTTGTTCGGTTGCCAACTAGCAACTAACAGCGAAGGTCGCCCTGAAATGAAGGGCATGAAACGACTTGAGCCTAAGCTTGATGGCGTTCGTGTATTGATGACTGTCATCCCTAGCGACTTTGGTGTCACTGTGGTTAGCTACAGCCGCAACGGCAAAGTCTTTGAGAACTTTACACACATCGAAGAACAAATTTCATTGAACTGGACAACGATGGTACGTGCATGTGCAGGTGTCGATCAAGGTCGTAGCCTCATTGATGGTTTTGTTCTCGACGGTGAAGTGATCGGTAACACATTCCAAGAACTTATGCGCCAAGCACGCCGCAAAACTGACGTTCAAGCGGATGACAGCGTTTTCAACATCTTTGATATTGTACCATTGAATGAATTCCGTGAAGGACATTGGAATGCACAACTGAAAAAGCGTATTGCTTTGCTTGACAATATGCGTCCAGTAATTCAAAATATGCCTAATGTCGAATTGCTACCACACATCATGGTTGATCTTGACACTGCCGCAGGCAAAGACCAACTTGAGCGTTATGCTAAAGACAACGTGAACGCAGGCTTTGAGGGTATCATGATTAAGAACATGGATGCACCTTATCTGTGCAAGCGTAGCACTGATTGGATGAAGTGGAAGCCAACTATTACCGTAGACTTAGAGGTCATTGGTGTTGAAGAAGGTACTGGACGTAATGTCGGACGTTTGGGAGCACTTGTTTGTGCAGGCATAGATGACGGCAAAGAAATTTCAGTCAATGTCGGTAGTGGTTTTAGTGATGGTGATCGGGATGACTATTGGACTAACCGCAATATAGTTATTGGTCGAACTGCTGAGGTCTTGTGTGATGTGATTACACAGAACCAAGATGGTACTTACAGTCTGCGTTTCCCTCGCTTTGTTCGTTTTAGGGATGACAAGTGATTCCGCATACTGTATATGAAAGATCGATTCTTTTGGAAGAAATCGAGCGCGGTGAAAAGGTTGTCATTCCTAGTAGTTTGGAACATGCTGAATTTATGATTAAGGTGGCGCAGGATTATATTGCGAATCACAAACGGCAAATGATAGAGGTACTTAAACGATGAATGACAAAGACTTTTTCACTCAATACACTGTCAGTTGGAAACAAGAATATCTAGAATGGTATAATTTTGTTGACACAATATCTGAGGTTATGATAGAATCTAGTGACATGAAAGAAGCAAATGAACTTATCGAAAGGATTAAAAAGTTATGATTAAGATGCTATTGATTTTTGGATTGTTATTCGCAGGGTTCTTTATGGGCATTCAAGCAGTAAGAACATTGAACGGAAAGGAAGCCTGGGTATTGACAAAAACAGTAGGCTATAGTATACTGTGTTCACTGTTGACGATTGTAGTGTTGGCTTCAATCGTTGTCGTTTTTTAAGGAATCATATGATCAATGATCGTTGGCTTAGGCCCTTGTATTTTGCATTGGGTTTTGTTTTTTGTTTTTATCTTTTTTCTACTGGAGTTATTTAAATGAATCGTTTTATTAAAGTTGGTTTTGTTCTCGCCGCAGTTGCATTGACTTCTGCATGTACTCGAATCGAAACTGGTGAGGTTGGTGTTCGTGTCGGCTTTGACAAACAAGTCAAGTCTGGCGAACTGATGCCTGGCACTGGCTTTTTCGGTCTACATCAAGTCATGATCGGCGATGTTCTGACATTCCCTGTCAAAGATGTGAACGTTGTTCTGGAGAACATGACACCTGTCGCTAAAGACAACTCGACAATGAAAGACTTGGATGCGGTTGTCGTGTACAACATCAATCCACAAAACGTTGCTGAGTTGTATTCGACAAAGAACAAGTCATTCCACGCTGAATTCAAAGGTGACACTTATGTGATGTACAACTATGTGGTTCAGAATGCTCGTAATGCTATCTACAAGGCAGCACGAAAGTATGAAGCATTGGACATGGCAGACAACCGCACTGACATGGAAAACTACATTAAGGAAGAAATTGTTCGTAACCTTGCTGAAGAAAAGTTGGACGGTTCCATTATGATCAGTCAGGTTATGATTCGTAATGTGGTTCCAAGTGACACAGTTGTTGAAAGTGCCAACGCATTGGTTCGTAGTAAGAACGAATTGAAGCAGAAGGAAGTTGAAGTTAAGACCGCTGAAGCTGAAAGCCGTCGTATGGCAGCACTAGCTAACAACTCAGGTGCATCAATCGCATTCATGCAGGCACAGGCTATGTTGAATATCTCTGAAGGTATCAAAGCAGGTAAGGTTCAGACTATTGTTGTTCCAAGTAACTTCAATGCGCTAATGATGCCTAAATAAACACAATGAATCTTGCTGACTATTTTGCACTAAACAGATATCACGGCAAGTATCAAATAGGAGACCGTATCATTGGAAAATGGCACGGTATCCCATTTGTGGGAACAGTATACAACGATAGCGTAGTCTCTGAAATTGAGGGTCCTAAGCTATCTGTTCATTCTGATTTGCCTATCAAGTATAAAGATAAGTACTATAACATTATCAACCCCAAGCACAAAGATATACGCAAACTTAAGGAAATAGGAGAAAAAGATGGTAACAATCGTAAAGCATGAATGGCATCAACACGATAGACAATATGCGATTGAACTGGATGAAGCACTATTAAGTGAAATATATCCTGACTTGGATGAGGACGAGATTGCACAGAAACTCGCAGACATTGAATCAGGTGAAGTTGATTACGAAGAAGTTATCAATGATGCCTACGAAAATGATGTAGAGATTGAATGGGACTTTCAATACGATGACTGCTGGACTGACCGAAAAGGTGGTTATGATGTTACCTACGAACTAGGTGATGAAGATAGTTGGCATCACGAACCCGAACCTGACCCACCAACACACAAGTGTACTAACTGCAAGTGGGAAGGCAGTGAATACGAAGCTGATTGGCAATGGCAAGACAAAGATGGCAATGACTTAGATGAACCTAAAAAGGTTTGTAAGTATTGCGAAAGCGATATTGCACTGACTGAGTTTGGCGTACAGAAGAAGAAAGAATCTGATGAACGTACTGCACGATGGCTTAAAGAAGCGGCAGAGGATGA